GCGAACCTGGATCAGTTGGACGAAAGCCTCGAGATCAAGAACCTGCACGACAAAGGGTACACCCAGGACCAGATAGGCCTGATCATGGGGATCCCGGTGTCAAGGGTCGTCAGGAGATCCAAGCTGAGCAACCTGGGAAAGAAGGCCCGAAAACTCTTCAAGGAGGGTGAACTGAGCCTGGCTGCAGCCGAGGAGCTGGCTCTGGTAAAAGAGGAAAGCCAGAAGGCCATCCTCAAGCGCTGCCAGAAGGACTTCTCGGTCAAGACCATAAAACAGTGCCGCTGGGTGGAGGAAGGATTCCCGATCTGCAGAGCCCCGCAGGAGTTCCGCAATGAGCCGGGGTGCGACGGGGTGCCGTGCAAGGACTGTCCGCACAATCCTGCATCAGACCAGGTGCTGTTCACGACCGACGATGACGGTACCTGCACCCACCTTGAATGCTGGGTCGGCAAGCTCATGGCCATATCGGACAAGAGGGGCGTGCCGATCATAGAGTCCAACCGCTCGGATCTGGTACCGCTGGAGAAGATGCTCCAGGAGAAGGGCGCGCAGATCATCAAGCGCTCCGACGTGGGCTGGGTGACAGCCTATGACAACGGCGGCAGGGAGTTCCTGCTGGCCACCGGAGAAATCGTATACGAGCACGTGGATTCAAACAAGAAAGATCTCTCACCGAAAGAGCAGAAGCTGGAGAAGATCTACGACAAGTATGCGAAAGTCCGGGAGAGGTACACAGAGGACGTGTGCAAGCTGCACTATGACATGGTCAGACACCTCACGGCCCAGCTGGAGAAGGATCCGGCAACAGATCTGTACAGGAGGGCATGCGAGAGTATGGCCAAGAAATGGCTGCATGACGATTCCTGGAATAACAACAACTGGATAGAGAACTACACCGGGCGCGATGAATCGGTGGATCAGCTGTCTCCGGAAGCTGCGGTGGCCGTGGCGAGCTGCAAGGCCCGCAAGATCACCGGCCCGACGGATTTCCTGCCGAGATGGGACCTTGAGAAGTACGTGGTATTCAACCGGGGTGAGGAGCTGAGCTTCATGACGGAGATCTGCGGTGAGGAGCTTCCGTCCGCAGCGCCCGTTATCAACGCCCTGAACGCCATGGAAGAGCTCTGCAAGGAATGGAACAAGACAACAGAGGCAAAAGCCCCGGAGGCCGCCGATGCCTAAGATCAGCTACGTAGACATCAGGTTCAGGCAGGCCAGCCTGGACCTCATAGAGATCATCAACAGCGTCATCGAGGAATACAGCGACCAGGGCTACGAGCTTACGCTCAGACAGGCGTATTACCAGCTGGTGGCCAGAGGCTACATACCGAACAACGAGAGAAGCTACAAGAACATCGGCAGCCTGATCAACGACGGCAGGCTTGCCGGTCTTATCGACTGGCTCTCCATCACCGACCGCACTAGGAACATCCGGAGACTGGGGCACTGGAACAATCCTGCCGAGATCATAGACTCGGCCAGCAAGCAGTACAGGCTCGACAAATGGAAGGGCCAGCCGAACTATGTCGAAGTGTGGGTAGAGAAAGACGCCCTTGTGGATGTTGTAAGCAGGGCCTGCAACTATCTGGACGTACCGTACTTCTCCTGCAGGGGATATACCTCACAGTCCGAGATGTGGGCCGCTTCGAGACGGTTCATCGGCCAGAAAGACAAGGAGGAGCGCATAATCATACACCTGGGCGACCATGACCCGTCAGGGATAGACATGACAAGGGACATCCAGGAGCGCATGGATCTGTTCGGAGCTGATGTCGAGGTGAAACGCATAGCTCTCACGATGCAGCAGATCAAGAAGTACAATCCACCGCCAAACCCGGCAAAGATCACAGATTCCCGCTGCAAGGGCTATATCGAGAAATACGGAAACGAGTCCTGGGAGCTGGACGCACTGGAGCCCAAGGTTATAACAAGCCTCATAACGAAAGCCGTAGAGGAGTACATTGACGAAGATCTATACAGGGAGGTCTGCGACCTGGAGGAAGGGGAACAGAAAGAGCTGCGCCAGATCTGCAGACACTACGACACCATCACTGCAGCGCTGAAAGATGTGGAGGCCGACAAGTGAAGCTGGAAATACTAGGATTCAGCCAGGAGCGCCTGATGGCGCTCGGCCTCAGCCTTGACGAAGCACTGTTGCTGCGCTGGTTCATCGACTTCAAGGGCACAGACCGCATGGAGGAGCATGTCAATCCGGATGACGGTCAGGCGTATTACTGGGTCAAGGGCGCCAAGCTCGTCCAGGATCTCCCGGTCCTGACGGCCAACGAAGATTATGCAGCAAGAAAATTCAGTAAGATCTGCAGTACGGGACTTCTTAAAAAGTACAGTTTTTTAACCAAAGACGGAAAAAAAGCGTGCTTCAGGATCAATGGTGAAAAGTACTCAGAGCTGATCTTGTCGGAAGAAGAAAAAGCCACCGTACAAAAAACAACGGTGGGTATAGGAGCCACCGTACAAAAAACAACGGTGCCCACCGTACAAAAAACAACGGTGCCTAGTAATACTAATAAGTCTCCCGAGATATATAAATCTAGTGATAGTTCTGTTAGTGATAATCTTATGTCGCCCGCTTCGGACGGTTCAGAGGTCCCGACAAAGGGTGTGACGCCTCCGGATGCACATCAGGCAGCAGAGCAATTCAAGACAAAATTCAACGCAATAGACGGGGTGAAACCCTGCTCAAGACTCAACGTGTACCGGGAGATTGCAGTCAGCACCATCCTGGGACATTTCACAGCCGAGGAGATAGAGACAGCCTTCAGGAAACTGGGCGCCTCCTCGTTCCTTACCGGCAAGACAATCAGCACAGACGGAAGACAGTTCAACGCGAACTTCGACTGGTTCACCAAGCTGGACAACTTCACCCGCATATACGAGGGCGCATACGACAACGAGGACGAGACCGTCAGGCGCCAGGGAAAGAGTGCTGCAGCTGATCCGGTGACAAACAGCGCCTTTGAAGGCAAGAAGGGAGGACTGGAAGTATGGTGAGAGCGATAGGTAAGTCAGGCGCTCCGGTGAGCGCATTCTTCAGAATGATGATGGACAACCATCCGGAGACGGTGTACGAGAACTGGACCTTCCGCTGCGATGTGCACGGTGAGTTCCAGACCATCATCTCAAACGGCAACACGGACGTGGTGTGCTGCCCGGCATGCAAGGCTGAGGCGGAACAGAAGAGACAGGCAGAGGCCGCAGCGCGTGAGTTCACGGAGAACCTGGTCAAGTACCAGGGGATCCCGGAGGACAACTCAGAGGCCATCCTGGACAAGTTCGAGATCAGGACAGATGAAGGCCCGGAAGTCAGAAGCGCCGACAAGGACGCCTATGACAGCGTCAAGGAGATGACGAAGACCTTCTCCAACAAGTACTTCAAGACCTACAGCATGGTGCGCAACGTGACGCTGTGCGGCAAGACCGGGGTGGGAAAGTCCTTCCTGGGCTGCGCTCTGATCCGCGAGAGCGTCCTTCAGAAGAAGAGCTGCTTCTACATCCGCGACAGCGTCATGAAGAGCAAGAGCATGGCCAGCTACAAGAAGGGCGGCCCGGAGTCCGAAGAGTTCCGCAAGACCATGGAGAGCTACGACCTGCTGGTCATAGACGATGTGGATCCCAAGCGCTGGGCCGACGGCAAGAGCACCTTCCTGGCAGACCTGATCATGACCCGGTATGACGCGGTGAAGCAGACACTGATCCTGAGCAACAGGACCAAAGAAGATCTGTACGCCGGATTCGGAGGGGCCGTTGAGTCCAGGATCCGCAGGGGCCTTGTCGTGACAATGATCGGAGAGGACCGCCGCAAGAAACAGAAGCAGCTTCTACTGGAGAACGTCGGATGAAGAAGAGGATCCGAAAGAAATACGAGAAGATGGAGCAGGCCCTGAGAGATCTGTCGAAGGTATGTCATGAAGTCTCCCAGATCACCAGGTTCATGGAAGAACGCCTGAGGGACGTGCAGAAGATGTTCATAAGGCTGACTGACATCCTGAAGGACAACAGGGCCCTGCTGAACCGTTTTCCGGCCAAGGTGGAGGACTGGGCCACGAAGCCGCCGAAGTACCAGGGCAGATACATCCTGTACTTCATTCGGGGCAACGATGTTCTGAGCAGGCTGTTCGAGCTCGGCCCCAGGGGGTGGGTGAACGGACAGGGCAAGGTGATAGATCTGGCCAAGTACAAGCCCAAGTGCTACTTCCAGATCCCGGAGCTGAGCGAATACGCCAAGACCATATACAGGGAGGATCCGGATGAAAAAGTGGACAAATGAGCAGTATCAATTCCTGCTGGATCATCTGAACGGAACACCGGTGAGAGATCTGGCGGCAATGCTCACGGAGCGCTTCGGGCAGGAGTTCAGCTACGGAAGGGTCAAGAGCTACCTGGCGGACCACAAGCTGAAGACCGGAGCTCCGAGGGGCTGCAATAGCTGCGGCAAGCAGTTCGTGACCGTCGAGACAATCAAGTCCGGCAAGAGAACATTCATAGGAGGCAGGAATGGATCACGCACATAGGCTCATAGCCATGGCGGTATGTCTCTGCATCGCGCTGGGACTACTGGCAAAGATGATCTTCGGAAGGAAGCCGGGAGGGATTGTATTTCTTCTGGTTTGCGTCATTTTCGTCTGCATGTCTGTCGGCCTGTTTTTTTCAGTGCTGGCTGAAAGAGTGTAGTACGGGGGCTGTATGGATTTGTTATTTTGGATCGGACTGAGTGTCGGCTTTGTCGCCGGCATGGTCTTTTTGGTGGCAATCTGCGCAATTCTAATCAACAAGAGGTGAATACATGAGCGAAGGTACGAGATACATCAAGGTTTACACAGCAAAAGAGTACAGGGCTGCCCTGAAGAAGCTGCACGAGGAGGGCTGTTCATGGTCTGGTGGCGGCAGCTTGCTGAATAAACGGTATTCGTTCGGCTATCCGCACGCCTTGGTGGTGGAGGCCGATGGCAAGGTCTACAAGGACGAGATCCGGCACTGTCCTGATCCAAGTGACAGAAGACTCGAGGAAACACACCTCAAGAAGGGTGACAAGGTTGTTCTGACCGACCGGTATATGGAGGCAGAGTCCCACAAGGGGGAAGTGTTCGAGATTGTCAGCCTGCAGATGATAGGACAGACACCGTGCGCATTTCTAAGCCCAAGCGGGCTGGGTGCTTATGCGTGCGATGGCCTTAAAAGGGTTGCGGGGTGAGTGTATGAAGAAAACAAAGATCGAATGGTGTGACATGACCTGGAATCCGGTAACGGGGTGCCTGCATGGGTGCAAGTACTGCTACGCCAGGCGGATTGCTGAAAGATTCGGTTTAGATTTTGCGCCGAAGCTGGGAGACCCGGGCATGGAGGGCGCAAAAAAATACGACAGCGAGGCGGGCATAGACACGATGTTGGAGCTGGAAAAACCGTTTAAGAAAAACGGCAGAATACAGCCATACCCGTTTGGCTTCCAGCCCACGCTGCACAAGTATCACCTGGACCAGCCGGCAAAGGTGAAGACCGGAAAACTCATATTCGTAGGCAGCATGACAGATCTGTTCGGGGAGTGGGTTCCGGATGAATGGATCCGGGAGGTGTTTGAAGCCTGTGACCGTGCGCCCTGGCACACATACATGTTTCTGACCAAGAATCCGAACCGCTACATAGAGCTGGCAAAGAAGGATCTGCTGCCAAGGCAGCACTGGTACGGATACTCAGCCACAAGACAAGACCAGCTGTGGCACTTCCATCATGCAGCGGATTGCCCGTGCATCAACCTGTTCGTGTCCATAGAGCCGATTCTCGAGTTCATGGTTACACCGTTCAGCACACACCTGCCTGCAGGCTGGGTGATCATGGGAGCCGAGACCGGAAGCCGGAAGAACAAGGTCGTTCCGGAGAAGAGGTGGATCCAGGAGATTGCCGAAACCTGCGAATGGTGTGGCATCCCGGTATTCATGAAGGAAAGCCTGCAGCCGATTATGGGAGAAGAAGGCATGAAAAGACAGTTCCCGCTGAAGATGACAGTGAGGAAGTTCCAGGAAGTGGCATACAAGTCCGGGGTGACTACAGAGCAGGCCTTTGAGAGCCTGGCCAAAGCATCGGAAAGGAGGGAAGAGAATGCCTAATCACGGAAATGATGGATGGCAGCCGACAGAGTCTCCAGTGGGACCTCCGCCGGCGGTAAGGCCTGCGCATAGTCCGCATGTATTCAAGCCGGGTGCTGTGCGTGAGCTGGATTCGGAAGAGGAGATGGAAGGCCTGTACCTGCGCGATCAGTTTGCAATGGCTGCGCTGGCAGGGATGCTGGCGCACTCCACAAGATATAAGCCCAGGGAAGAGGGCGCAGACTGGCACTGGTCTATCGCCAAAGAGGCATACGAGCTTGCGGACGCAATGATGGAGAGGAGGAAGTCATGATCCAGGAGACAATAAGCGCCGTCCATGCCCACCGGCTGCCGGAAGAGAAGGACATGGAGCCAGGGAAGGTCTACATTGCGGACGAGTTTCAGGTGGCTGCGCACCTCTGTTGCTGCGGCTGTGGAGAGAGGATCCTCTTGTCGATAGATCCTCTGGGATGGAAATACGCGGAAGAAGATGGCAAGCCTACGTTTTCGCCTTCTATCGGCAACTTCGGGCTGCCGTGCAAGAGCCACTACTTCATCCGGAAGGGTGAGGTCGTATGGCTCAAGTGAGGAGGGAGAGAGATGTCTGACGGAGAGATCATTGCATTGCTGATTATCTACTGGGCTTTCTTCCTCTGCGTGTTCATGGACCGGTGAGGGCGCGTATGGAAGACAAAGAGAGCAGAAGATCCAAGAGAGCTGCGAGAGAAGCCATCCAGGCGATGATCCTTGCCGAGGTCATGACAGGAGGGACATTCCTGGAATCATTGTTCCCGGAGCCGAAGCCAAGGCCTCGGGAAATCTGCCCAGGATGCCGGAATAACCGTTCCGGATTCGAGCACATCTGCCGGGGTGCAACAAAAACCCTAGCAAAGGGCACTGAAATTGTGATTGTGAGCTGTTCCGGTTTTGAGGGAAACCCGGAAGTGGAACAGAAAGAGATAAGGGAAGGAGCCCCAGATAGTTTTTCAGAGACAGGAGGTAACGGCTAAATGGAAAACGACAGAAAAGAGAAAATGAAACGGGTGTATGTATGCTCACCGTTCGCCGGTGACATCAGGGGGAACATTGCACATGCGAAGATCTATAGCCTCTATGCGATCAAGCAGGGAGTCTGCCCGATTACACCGCATCTGATGTTCACACAGTACCTGAACGAGAAAGACCCGGTTCAGAGGGAGCTGGGGCTCCGCTGCGGGGCGGATCTGCTGCAGGTCTGCGACGAGCTGTGGGTGTTCGGTGACAACATCAGCGAAGGTATGAGCGAAGAGATTAGACTGGCCAAGAAGCTGGGAATGCCGATCAGGCGCTTCAGACAGTCCTTCAGGGAGGTTTCTGAATGAGGTGCATGGATTGTCGGAACCATATCCACTGCAAGAAGGAGTGGAAACGGGGTGATTCCCTGAACATCAGCTGCGGGGAGTACTTGGACTTCATGACAAACGAGGAGTGGCTGAAGACCCTTCCGTCGGAGATGCGCTGGAGTGTTGTCATCCGGAACCTGTGGAGCGACCTCTACTTCAAGAACGAGGACGCAAAGCTCGCAGCGTTCATGAGGTGGTTGAGGGCTCCGCACCGGCCTATTGTCCGGATCTGGTGGGACGCACCAAAAGAAGGCCTTGTGCAGGTGCTGTTTCAGGGCGAGGTGTTTGCGGTTTATCTTGAGCCGTTTTTCAAGAAGTTCCTGGGGTGCTGGGAGATTATGAATGACAAGGAGGGAAAAGATGAGGATCGTAGTAAGAAAGGGACGTGAGCTGCTGGAGGTTGTCTGTTCAGCATGTGGCCAGATTGAGAAAGTGACCGATGACGAGCCGCTGGTCTGTCCGAATTGTGGCGGAGAGATGCACTACGGACCGGACGCGGCAGAAGAGGAAGAAGCACCTGAAGACGCCTCAAAGGATCCGGATCCTGAAGATCCTCTGTCCCCCGGCAAGGTCATAGAGCTTCCCGACGGGGTGAAAGCCCCTGAAGGACCGGTTCCTGTGGCTCAGGAAAAGAAAAAGAGAGGCAGGCCCCCGAAGTGCAGCAAGAGGGTCTGCAGGAATTGCGGGATGGGGTTTCCGAGTGGCGCGGGCCCGAAAGTGTCCTGCAAGGTGGATCTGACGGTCAAGGATCCCGATGATACCTGCGATTTCTGGGAGGAGGGGCGCTGACCGTGGATGCCAAGACGTATCTGGGACAGGCGAGGAGGATCCACTGGATCATAGAGTCCAAGCTGCAGCAGATCCAACAGCTGGAGAACCTGGCCACGCAGGCCAAGTGCCCGATGGGTAAGATCGGGGAGGCCGGCGGTGGCAGCAGCATAGAAGGATCCAGGGTAGAATCCCTCACTGTCAAGTTCATAGACCTAAAGGATCAGGTCGAGGCCGACATGAAACGCCTCCTGGATCTGAGATCCGAGATAGGCGCGGCCATCAAGGAGATCGGCAACCTCGAGTTCGAGTACATCCTGGAGGAGCGATACCTGAACGACAAGAGCTGGAACGACCTTTGCGACGGCATGAAGGTGTCCAAGGACTACCTGTACCACCTTCACGGCAAAGCCCTGAAGATGATCAAGGTACCCGACTCCAGCGACGCGAGAAAGGCCTAGGAACGAGAGTTTGATTAAAACCATGAAGAGACCCGGCAAGGGTCTCTTTCTTTGTCTGTGGGCCGTTCTCGCAGCGCTGAGGAGAACAGAAAAGAACAGAAAATGACAGAAAAAAACAGAAAAGAACAGAAAATGACAGAAGATAGCAGAAAATAGCAAAAAAGAACAAATTAAAACAGTTGAAACCATAGGGTGTTCATGCTAAATGGTAGGATGTGAAGTTGTATGGGAAGACGCTTCACATCAGAGCAATCTCCTTTTGATAGTTGGCCCGCGGAAACGCGGGTCGCATTATTTGCAGGACGGTAAGTATGAGCACATCATCCATCAAAATGGGCGTAGCTGCTGCCAAAGATCTCAACCGGAAGCTGGAGAAGATGAAGAAGCAGAGCGAGGGTGTAGTCAACAAGACCGTCTCGGACTTCAAGACCAGGGCGCCGGCATGGGTCAACCAGTCAGTCTCGGATGTATACAACATCAAGAAGAGCGACGTGAAGGCAGACTACAAGGGGCCGGTCAAGCTGGACAAGAAGGGCTGGCTGCAGAACGTAGGCCTCAAGTACAAGGGACGCGTCAGAACGCTGAGAACATTCGGTATGAAGCCGTTGAGGCCGCCGAAGAAGAGAGAGAAGGAGTTCCGGAGGATCCCCGGGCAGGGAACCGACGCAGGTGGCGAGGTGGCAACGGTCAAGCCGCCGGCACCGTATAAGATCTCCGTCGAGGTCAAGAAGGGTGAGCGTCACCAGCTGGAGGGCAACGTCTTCCTTGGATCCAACAACGGATCCGCATACATTCCATTCGCCAGGGTGGGAGAGAACCGCAAGGACATCAAGGTCCTGAACACGGCCTCTGCCCCGTCCATGATTCA